GGGGCAGGTTTTTCGATGATCGCGTCCATTATGAGACCTTTTCAATAAACACTTGCGCGTACACTTCGCCCTGGCCGCTGCTGGCCATGAGGCCCAAGCCGGTGCCTGCAGTATTGGTATTCGTCCAATGGCGAAGCTCGAAGACCTTGGATGCGGTCAGCACGATTTCGGTACCGCGCACGCCCGATTCCGTCTGTACCGAAGTGCCGGACACGTAGGCGGTTGAACCGCTAATTGCTGTTGCCGCATCTGTAACGTTGTAGAGGTAGGCCTGGTGTCCGGAGACGCTGTACGCGGGCGCGCTGAAACTGACCCGATACGTCCCAGCCGGCAGCGTGATCTGGTTGCTGGCCACGCTGGCACCGGAGATGGTGTTTTTCTTAATTGTGTTTAGCGTGCGCGTGGTGTAACTGCTCGCCGCTGCCGTGCCACCGCCCGCGCCGGAAGCTTTCTCATCGCGGACCCAGAGGACCGACGTAAGCGAACCAGCGTCACCCTTGTCGCCCGTGCGCTGGAAGTGCAGTTGTACCTGTTCGTTATTGCTAAAAGGTGCGGCCGCACTTCGGTCCACAGGGGTTACGGTGAATGTGCCGTAGTACCCGGTCGAATAGGTGGAATACGCAGTTACGTTGAAAAGCGCCCAACGGGAAGGATCGGACACCGCCACGAGGCGAATCTGCCCTTTGACGGCGCTGTTGTTCCCAGCCACGGTTGCATTCAGAGCTGCTGTGATTAAGGCGCCGGCTGCCGATTTCGTATCGACCCAGATAGTTGCGGTCGTTTGCGCATTCGTTCCGTTGTCGAATGCTAAATAGCCCCCGGCTGCATACCCAACAGGCGAAATGCTCGTGCTAAATGTGTACGGAATCGCATACGCTCCTCCAGCAGCGATGCTATTCATGTTCGCGGAGAATATGTTCAGCTCGGATACGAAACCGATCAGCCACGTAATGAACGCGTCGACGCGCGATGCGAACGTGGTCCTGTCGCCGCGCTGCGGGGCAACCGGTGGAGTAGAAAGTGCCATCAGATGAGTCCCTTTACTGTGATGGAGATATTGCAGCGGTCGGCGCTGTAGCGGAACTTACCGTTACCCAGGCCGAACGCCCGGAGGCCGGCAGAGTCCGCTCGGTCGGAGCAGAACCAGAAAGCAGCGACGTTGAGTAGGGATGTGACGATCCCTTGGGCGATCCGGCCTTGCTCGCGAGAGTCAGTCACTGCCGCCATGCTGAGGTTCGTGTATTTCGGCCCGTCAACGATGGTTGCGTTACCCCAGCGATCGGTATCGATGTAGCCGTACGAATTCGGCTCGGCCTCTGCATCTGTCAGCGCGCGCCCAAGCTCCTTGATCGCACCAACAGCGAACGCACCGCACTTCACGTTCCCAGATGCCTTTGTTAGCGTCAGGGTGAGTTCGGAGTTCGCATACTGATCAAGACCTGTCAGCAGAAGATCCGTCAGCGGAGCGAAAGGGTCAAAGAAGTACTCATCATAGTCGCCCGGGGCGCTGCCCTCCAGATCGCCGGTGTAGCTGTAGACGACGCTCCCGCCTGGCGCATCCTTGACTACAAACGACACGGCCTCAGCATCGAGGCCGGCAAGATAGGCAGCGGAAAAGGCGCCAGGTTGCAGCACGACGGTGAGCGGCGATGGAACCGATGTCTGTGTGCTCACCTTGTTGTCGAACATGGCCCAGCGGTTCGTCGGGCCATACTCCGACCAGTAGACGATGGGCGCAACCCGGTTGATCGGGTTGGTCGGGTCTTTGCCGGTGTTCCCCGCAATCTGGCTCTGGTAGACCTTGTGCGTGGCCGTGCTTACGCAAAAGTCACCGTTGCCGAACGTCGCGCCGGCGGTCCAATCCGCATATTCGTTCTCGCCGGCCGTGCTGCTGATCAGCATTGCCGGTGTGATCGTAATAGGCGCAAGGACGCTTACGATGTCGCTCAATTAAACCTCCTTCACACGAATAAAGCCGCCCGGAGCCACACTCTTCAGCGTCTCAGCCATGATCGCCATGTCCGCCGCCATCTCTTTCATCACACTCTGTTGCTTGGTGATCGTGTCCTGAAGCGACTTGACCGTACCCGCCAAGACGGCGCTGTTGTCGGACGGACTTGCCAGACGAGCCATCAGCGCCCGGTTGTCTGCCGCCGGGATGATTCGCTCGCCCTTGTGAACGAAAGCTGGCATGTCCCGCGGTACCGAGTTCGTACCCACGGTGAACGGATGCAACTTCGCCTCCGCACTTGAGGTGAAGGCCTTCCCGATTTCCGCCCACGAGACACCTGACTTCAATTGCTTGAGCCAGTAGTCCAGGCCGGCGGCGTCCGCAGGGCGACCGAACATGGTCTGGTACATCCCCTGCAGGGTCGCCTCGGCTGAGTTGGCGATCGCGCTGGTGATCTCGCTGATTGGCGTGCCCGCCGCCGCCTTGTTCTGCCAATAATCAAGGCCGGCCGCATCCGGCGCCCGCCCGAGCGAGCTCTGGTACGCTTGATTGATCGCGGAGACGCCAGCAACAGACGCGTTGCCTTTGGCTGCGATGATCGCCGTGCCCAGCCCTTCGAGCGCCTGTCGGATACTCAGGCCTGTCGTGCTGATGCCCTTCAAGACGTTGATCTGCTCCTGGGCATTCGCCAGCATCGCATCGAGGTTGTCCAACTGCTTCTTATCGATGTCGAGTTGCGATTCTTGTGCAGTGAGCTGACCGTCGGTCAGCTTTCCAAGCTCCGCAATGTCGTTTCGGGTTTGAAGCATGTCGCGCAGGTAGTCTTCGCGCGAGCCGAACTGTGCGGACGCGTCTTCGGTGACCGTGCTGAATGCTTTTTTCAGCGAAGTGATCTGGTCGTCGCTAAGCGATCCGCCACCGCGGACAACCGCAAGGCTGGCCTTGATCTGCGCTTGGGCCGCCTGACGAGAGGCGGCCTCAGTACCTGGCACTTTAAAGCTGCCGAGCGTGCTGCTGATCGCATCAGTCAACCCCTTCAGCCGCGTAACGGCCTCGGTCTCCTTATCGATCCGCTTCTGCAGGAGATCCTTCTCGCGGCCGACGACGCCCTGCAGAACGGAGAAAGCGTTGTCGACATTGTTGAGCAACGCTGTTCCGTCGCTCTTGACCTTGTCGATCGCCTCCGCGGCCGCCTGCAGATCCCAAACCTTCTGCGTCGCCGTAGCCATCGCCGGCGTCATCTCGGCCAGGGCCAACGCATGCTGCCTTTGCAGGACCGTCGCTTTGCCGATCTTGTCGTCCAGGAGGTCATACGCCTGCGCCTGAAGCTGCAGGAGGTCCGACGTCTCGTCCGGATGCACCTGAGCGAACGCGTCGCCCAGCGCCAACAACGAAGCAAGCTGTTTCGAGCCCGACTCAGTGGCCGCAGAGCCGGACTTGATCATGTCGTCGACCAGCGCCTTAAACTCGTCCCGCGTTGTGGGGATGGTTTCGAGACCCAGAGTCGACAATGCCTTGTCCAGCGCCTCCGCAACTGGCGCAAGGCGCTGCGCCGGCGTGAGGAAGTTCTGGGAAAACGTCGATGCCTGCTGGCTCAGCGTCGACAGGCCGCCAGCGAACTCGATCAGCTGCTCGCGCGCTTTTGTCGACTCCAGGCCGACCGAACCAAACAGCGCGTTAGCCGAAAAGCCCAGCAGCTGCGCTACCTGATCGGTTCCCTTGAAGTCACCGGCTAGGCGCTCGAGCGTTTCCGATGCCTTCTCGCCTGACTTGGCGAACGTGTCCAAATTCGGAACCAGCTTCTTCGCGAGCTCGTCGCCGATGCCCTGGAAGAAGTCGGCAACGGCCTGCTGATCCTTCGTGGCATCACCAGTGAGCTTGATGTCGAACTGCTTGCTGTAGTCCTTGATGGAGTCGCTCGTGACGCCGAGCGCCGCGGCGAAGCCGGACGACGCCACCTCGAGGCTCTGCAATCCGCTCGTGAACTGAGCGACCATCGCATCGGTGAAGGCTTTCTTGTCGGTCGAGTCCGAACGGAACCAACCGCCCTCGCGCGTGCTGTAGCTTTCACCAGTCAGGCTTGATGCCGACAGCGTGCCCCGCAGCCCCTGATCAATGACACCGCCGAGACCGAAAGCGCGATTGATGAAGCCCGAGATAGCCCCGACTACGCTACTGGCCACTGGGCCAAAGTAGCTCGCGATGGCCGTGCTGATCTTTTCTGCAGTTTGAAAACCGCCACCGACCTCGAATCCCCCCGAAATCAGCGAATTGATGCCCGAGCCTAGTGCATAGCTGCCTAACATGCCTGCGGCCTGGCCTGCGTAGGTGGCGACAGGGCCGTTACTCGCGATGTTCTGGGACAGGCCGGTCTTGTAGAGCCCAGCCTGGACAGCATCGGCTACGCCAGACGTCAGCGTCTGGAATCCGCCATTGATCGCCTTGTACAGGCTCGATGCGGTCTGCGCGAGGCTGATTGCATCCGAACCACCCCCAGCGCCACCGGTCGCCCCCAATCCCAGAGAACTTTGGCCGCTCAACGCTCCCGCGACAGCCGGTCCCGATATTGCGCTGGCGAGACTCGCAACAATCTGCACCACGTACTTCTTGATGAAGGTTTGGTACAACGCGTCCGCGAGTGAAGTCTTGAGCGTATTGCCGATGGACTTTGCAAACGACGACCATACGTTCTGGCCGCCCGTCAGCATGTCTCGGAAGCCTTCCTGGAAGTTGTTGTCCAGGTTGTCAATGACGCCTTTCCACCGATCCAGCACAGGCTGCATCTGGCGGTTCGCCATCCACACGTCGAACTGCTCGATCAGCTTCTTGCGAGCCTCGGATCCCTCAGCAGTGTTGTTGATCAGGTACTGCCACTGCTCGGCATCGATGGCGGTGATGCGGCGCGCGCGCAGTTCGTCATCAGCGATGTACTGTGCGGC